TCTAATACAAATCTTAATGAGATATTCGCTTCAACATAATTATCAACGCCACTACCAATAAAACCGTCATCAAATCCTTTTAAATAAAGATTTCGATTAAAATAAATAGAACTACCAGTCAAAGCCGTAACGTTGCCTAAATATATTCTTAATTTGTTATTTGACAATCTGTTAATGTCAAAAGCACCAGGGTTTGAAGTATTATTGTATAAATTGTTGTTAAATCTAAAGCCGTTCCAAATAGCTATTTCGTTTGAAAAAGTTTCTAATTGAGTGGATGATGTTGGATAATCATTAATATAATAAAAGAACGGCAAGTCAAAAGGCGTTAAGTGATTGTAATTTGCTTCTACTTTTTTGACTATTGGCAAAAAGTCAAAAGAACCTCCGTATCTTAGTATGTTAGAACCCTCAATAAAATTAGCCGAAGTCGAACCATTAGCGTAAGGATTTACGCCAGTCTTTTTATATGACCTAAAAAAGTGAGTGTCAGGAGATGTCCATTCATAATAATTATTAACTTGAACAAGTTGCCAAACTCCACCACTTTGAAAACATCTCATTCCAAAAGTCTTACATATAGAATCTAACAAAAAGAAAGAATCTTTATATTTTTTAGCTCCTGAATCCTCAATCTCAACAAAAGCCATGAAATTAAATCTCGTGGTATTTAAAGGATCTCTATAACTAACCGAAACGCCTCCAACTTCCATCTCGTCATAAGTCCAATCTACATAAGTTTGAATATATAAATCGTTTGCCCCCCAATAATTGTCCGCCGTTGGTATTTGATTTGTGAGTATATTTTGAAAATAGGAGATTGTTTGAAAACTTGACGGAGTTGCATATCCTGTGTCTTTATTGAAGTCTATATTTTTTAAAGTAGAAAGTCCGCAAACTGCCGTTAATTTTGCTTTTCTTGGGTAACTAATATCCTCTATTGGAGATATATCGTTTAATAAAACCCCAGTCCAAAAAAGAGAATAACTTACATCGTCCGTGCTTCTATAAACTCCGACATCAATATCTCCATAAATTGATTGACGTATTTTGTTTACGAATATAGCTTGAGCGTCTGTCTCTAAAAGAAATTCTATTTTTAACTCTGATGGTATTAATCCAGTAAATCTATCTTCGTCCTCCGATTGGTAAGTTAATTCAAACCCTTTTCCACTTACGTTGGGAGTGAGAACGGAAGCCGAGTCAGCGTCATTGTCATAAATTTCAATTCTGTAAAACGTACCGTTGTCACTTTGAAAACTACTTTCTATTCTTTTTTCTCTTGCCATTAATAACCTCTTGTTCTATTTCTGTTATTTCTTGCTCTGTCCGAACTCAATAAAATATCTTGACCGCTTATTGTACCGACTACCTCAACAATACCCCCATCATTCATCATTGACTTTAAACCTCCTGACCCTACATTTGTTCCTAATTGTGTTCCAAGTGATGACTTAGGAGAAGTGAATAAAGATCCAATTCCTCCGATTCCTCCAATGTCTTTTAATCCCATCAAAGCTCCTAACGGTGTTCCACCAAGCAAAGCGTTTAAAACTATCATAGCGGCGATTTGTGCTAACATAGCTTGGAGAGCTTGTTTCGCTCCCTCTAAAAAAGACTTGAAGAATCCGTCTTGACTTTGCAAAGCATTTGCGAAAACTCCTTGTATATTATTTCCAAAACTTAAAAAACTTTGATTCATTTGCTCATTTAAAGAGGTTATATTTTTTTGCTGTTGCTCAAATTCCTCCATTTGTTTTAATAAATCGTCAGGAATAACCGCTTGGGTCATTAAAGGTGTTCCTTTTTCATTTGTTTTTAATGGTATTGTTCTTAGAGTTTTTCCATCTCCTCCAGGTGTTCCAACTCCAAAAGAATCTCCAATACCAGTAAGAGCTTTTTTGATTTTATTACCTTGATTTTCTATAAAAGTTGTAAAGTCTTGAAATTCATTTTTATATTCTTTAGTTTCTACTTTTAAATTCTCTAAAGTTTCAGCTAAATCCATAAATAGATTGTCCGCCATTAAATCCTCTTTTCCTAACAATTTCACAAGAGCATTATACCCCTCTATCATAGCACTAAAAGGATTGTACTTGATAAAAAATGAAAGCATATCTATAAGAGTATTTTTCCACCAGCTTATATCCTCAAATCTTTCTTTAAACGCTTCAAAGTTGTCGCTAACATAAATAAAACCAGCTCCCAAAAGTACAATCGCTGAAACTATTGCAATTATTTTTATACTAAGTCCAGCTACAATAGTTGCGATACTTCCAAAAACTATCAACAATGGTCCTAAAGCTCCAGCCAATATTCCAGCCGTTACAATCATTTTTTTAACTTCAGGATTTAGCTTTGCGAACCCCTCCAAAAACTTTTTAAACTCATTCCCTAAGTCAATAATAATAGGTAAAAGCATTTCCCCAATTTGCTCCAGTAAATCTCCAAATTGATTTTGTAGTTGTTGCAATCCACCAGCACCAGCACGAGCAGCCGCTTCGGCTGACCCTCCATATTGTTTCTCTAATTCATCAAGAATAATCGTTTGAGCTTCGGCAAGTCTCCCACTTTCAACAAGTGAATTAATAACATCCTTTTGTGATTCACTAAATTGAATCCCACTTCTACTCAAAGCCGATAAGTTTGCAACTGGATCATTCAACGCTTTTCCTAATTGTATAGAAGCCGATTTTAAATCTCCGTCTAATCTTGTAGCCAAGTCCAAAGCAGCTTCTTGAGTTCTCTCGAATTGCTCCCCTGTTATATTGGTAAAAGTTAAAAGTTGAGCCGTAGCGTCTTTTAATATATCCTCATCTCCAAATATGGTCTTTTTTTGTAAGTCGGAAGCCATCTTTTGAAGCTCTTCGGATGTAAATCCAGCAGCTTGTCCAGTAGATTTGATACCAGCTTCAACTTGTGCTATTGCCTTAGCTTGTTTGTCAAAAGCAATAATTGAAGCCGTGCCAAGTGCAGCCAACGGAAGAGTTAAGTTTCTCGTTAAGCTTTGCCCTGTTTGCTTCATATTACGACCAAATTTCTTCATAGCTCTGGTCGCTTTTTTTAGATTGGATTGAAATTGCTTATCGTTAAGAGATAGCTTTATACTTAATGTCTTATTCGCCATTTATTTTTTTATATTTTTTTAAGGCATATTCCGCCCTTTTCTTTTGTTCTTCTAAGTCTATTTCCTTTTTGCTCTTTTCCCATTGGAATTTAACGAGCTTTTGAGGAGTCAAGCGTTGTCCTTTTTTGGTGTGAGGTTGCAAATTGCAACAAGCTAACCATCGTACCCTCTCCCATTCAAATTGTTGCTCCATTTCAAATCGGTCATTACGACCTTTTTGAATACAAAAAAACTCGTGGAAAGTCAAAGACCAAAAGTCGTTCGGTAGTAACCCTAAGCCATAAGCTACGGCTTCCAAGTCATCCCAACTTATTTCTTTTGTTTCGCTCCTTTCGGAGCTTTCTCGTTTCCCTCCGTTCCGAATTTAGCTGAAAATTGACTTGAAAAGACTTCTAATACTTTATTTAAAGAGTCAAAGTCCTCATCCAATAGGTCAGCCACATCCTCAACGCTCAAAGAACAATCTTTGCCACTTACTCTCGCTCCGTCTTTTAAACCAGCTAAAACTAATTGACAAGCGTCATCTAAACTCATTCCCTCTCCTAACTTGTCTAAATCTTGCAAACTTCTATTTGTTGCCTTTGTGAAGTTTCTAAGACTATTCATTCCAAATCTTACAGGGTAATCCTTTCCGTTAATTATTACAATTTCATACATATTTGTTGGTTTTTAAATTTGTTGGGAGGAGCGGAGACAAGCTCCAACTCCAACCAACAAAAAAGTTATTACGCTACATCAGTTTGAGTCAATGCTCCTGTACCCTCGATTGATACCGAGTAAGTAGGTGCGTCCTCTGTTCCTCCACTTATTTCGATTGAAGTGATGAATCCGCTACCAGTATAAAAATAATCGCCTGACGCTGTTGTTGCCAAAGTGAATGTGAATGTTACCGCCGTACGTCCATCCCATTGGTCGAATAATTCGTCAACTTCGGTATCCGTGCCAGTTGAATTGAAGTCCATAAGACCGTCAGCCGAAAGACTGAAAGACTTTTGACCTCCTAATAGTTCTCTATAACCAGCCGAGTCTTTTGTACTTATGTCTATTGTGTCAGCGTTCAATGATATACTGACGTTTTGTGAGTGCATTAACTTATTTTCAGTACCGCCGTCAGCGTTACTTACTTTTAAGATTAAATCTGTTCCGTTAAAAATTGCCATTTTTTAAAAATTTATATAAATTAATTACTTATTTGTAAATCTTTTGGAGTTTCCTCTTTTTTCGATTTCTTTTTAGTCTTTTGGATTGCGTTGTTTCTTTTTAAGAACTCCTTAACCTTTCGACTAACTTGGTAAGTCTCGCCCTCTTTATATTCAAAAGAACGAAACTCTATATCTTTATTCAATGTTATTTTATACATATATATTGAGTTTTTCATTCAAATAATCTCTTACGTCCGAAGCGTCTTGAGCATTTAGTACGTTGTCATATATAATAACTTGATATATAACTCCGTCCATTGCGTATTGTTGGTTTATAGTATTTCTAACTCCCAAAGCGTCAATCTCAAATTGGTCGTTGCTTGTGTCGCTATTCGCCTTTGTTCCGTGTTCCGTTCCGTTTATTGTCAATGTTACGTTTTGCGTTGTTCCTGACGCTCTCGAAAACTCAAATAATTGCAATGTTCCGTCAGTTGCTATACTTGGAGAAAAGCCACTAAAATCAATGACACTTCCTTGAGTTTGAAATCTTATATAATTATCTAATCCACCTTGACCGAATCTCAAAAAGTCCTCCGCTCCAACCTCTCCAAATAGTGTCTCGGTATTTGTGGAGTGTAAAGCGACAACCAAAAAAATATGAAATTCATTTAAAGATATTTCATTGTCTAAAATAAGGAAGTCATTTATTCCGTCAAATGTTATTCCATTGTTAGCGAAAAATGGCTGATTGCCGTCATCAATTTCATTTTGTGTGGCATTGTTAGCGTTATCCGATTGGTCTGTCCATTGAATAACACCAACCTCGTCAGAGTCCTCAATAACTCCCTCCGTATTGTTTAGCCATAATTGAAGTCCTGTTGGTGTCGTAGGAACAAAGACAACATCTCTATTTACGTTGAATCGGTAATCGCTTGAAATTCCATACAATCCAGTAGAACCAGCGTTATCATAATATACGTCCGTTGAGGATTCAAAAAATATCTTATCTACTTTGACCCCAGCATATATACCGCTTTTGTAGTCTAATACTAATCGTATTCTTTCGGATATTAGTACCGTTGTATCATATTCCAAGTTATATACGTTAATTTGATAAACGAAATAATCGTATTCGGAAGCGTTGTTTTTTGTGTTGTTAGGGTCTTGACTTACTTTTTGATAAGTGATATATGGTATTCTATGTCTTACGGTGTCATTAATATACCGACTTGGGAATATCCTATCGGCAACGTAGGACGTTATTGTAGCGTCATTGATTAATAAATTATATATTGCTTTTCCTACGTCCATTATTTCATTCTTTTGTCAATCAATTTTTTGACCTGATTGATGACATCGTTTTGAGCTTGACTTCCTTTGCTTTGAGCAGCTTTGTCTAACATTCTAAGTCCTGGCTTTCCTCTAAATCCATACTCTAAAAAGAAGAAATAAAAGCCACTTTTGCCCTTGTCGGCATAAGCTCCTTTTACTCTTGGTCCTATATATACGCTTGGAGGATTACCTCTTCTATTTTTGCCGTTTATTATAGCCAATGACTTTCTTAGTTGTCCGCTTTTTTTAGGTACTAAGTCTTTTAACTCTTGAACTATCGGCTTTGACGCTTTTCTCATTCCTTGTCTTAGTAGAGTTTTATTTCTACTATCTGACATATTTAAACTCTCCAAATCTCTAATAAGTGAGTTTAGTTCTCTTTCGTCTATTTGTGCCGAAACTATCATAAAACAGTATTGAAGTCTTGTTGTTTCAATGTTAGCATCATATAATCCTTACGACCTATCTCTCTAACGCTTTCAATAGTGTAATTTTGTGAACCTATCGCAATAACGTAGTGTCGGCTTGTACCTATATCCGTTCTAAATCTAATCATACATTCAATGACCTCCGTATTTGTTAAGTTGTCCGCCTCAAATTTAGTATTTCCGTTTTTATACGTGAAGTCAGCCCAAATAGTTTGAACGGTGGTCGTGTCAACCTCTCTCTCTCCGTAGGCGTTTGTTACAAACGTCTGACGTTTCAAAGTTATTGGAGTGTCAAGTTTGCCTATTATCATAATTCTAATAAGCGATAAGGAGTCAATAAGTGTTCTACAAGTGTAGGAAGTTCGTTTACTTGCGTTCCAACGAATACGTCTTGACGATTTTCGTAATATCTGCCGACAATAATTAAGATAGCTTGTTTAAAAGCTGATGGAACTT